TTTAAGATGATTATCAATTAACTCAACAACATAGGTCGTTTCTTTATCGGCAATCATCCAATGATATTCTTGCGTTAATGTATCTGAAATAGGACAATAGATATTGAGCTTTTTCAGCAAGTCGATTGCGTGTTTAGCACTGTCCGCATAATCAAGAATATATCTGACTATCATTGTAGCGCACATATCTTGACCGTTAGGATTCGTCCCTGTTGTATAACCTTTATCACCTGTCGGAACAACATTTATCTCAATAATTACTCCGCAATCGTTAATACCGTCAAATGTCTTGAATGGAAGATACTTATATGCGGAATTATAATTGCCGCTATTGGCAACCTCATCAGTAAGACTTGGATGACCACCAGCAATTCCGATTGAAGCGTGTCTATCTTTTGTTGCTTTACACTTAACAACAAACGTTGCACAATTATCATAATACCAATCGAAATTTCTCCCAAAATAATTATCGTTCCTGACGGCAGAACAAGCACCGATGTTATTATGATACTGTTCGCAATAATCTAAACCTATTGAATAATCAATGTCATCATAATTAACCTGATATAAATACGGTGCTATTTTTTCAATGGCTAAACTCGCCATAAATTTATTATTATTCTTATTAGCCATAACAATTTGCACCTTTCTTAATTATTTATAACTTGTAATGTGTGTAGTTTTCAACAACCTTAATTTTTGCATAATCGTTAAGACCAAGAGTTCTGATGAAGTCAATGATAGCGTTCTTCTCGGTTCTTGTAACAACAATGTTAGGTAATTCTTTCTCAAACTTTGGTTGAGTCATAGCAAACATCGCTTTAACCTTTTCGGCAGTAAGAATACACTGTTCAAATCCATCACCCTCAAACCCAAGTTCAACACGGGTTGGCTTATCATCAATATATAATGTTGCGTGGCTTCCAGCACCATCAGTTCCGGCAAACAATGCGTTTCCGCTCTGAACCTGTGCAATGATTTCATTTCGTGAAAGTTTTGCAACTCCACCGGGCATAATTCTCACAGTACCCATTCCGCTATCAGTCAATCTTGTAAATGAAACTTCCCATTTTGCAAGACTAACAACATTAACCTTTGCATCAAGATTTAATTCTTCAACTTCCTCGACAACCTTATTAACTTTCTTAACAGGTTCAGTTACAGGTTGCTCAACTTTTTCTGTCTTTGCCATTTTCAATACCTCGTTTCAATTATCATAATGTAGTGATTTCAACTAAATTGTATGTTTAATCTCATTGTAGAGTTTTATAATTTTATCAAGCCTATCGGATTTTCTAAAAACCCAATATCTGTTCCCGCTATTTTCATTAACCTTTGATATATAACATTTTTCGGAAAACGCAGAAATAAAATGGAACAGTCGCAATGAGTAGCAATAAAAATTCACATTATTGTCCATAAGATTTTCTCCTTGCGCTAATAATAGAAATGGGCGGTTTTTAGGTTGCCGCCCACAACCATTTTATAGGTTTATATCTCTATGTAGATATTGGATTATTCCAAGCCACCAACGGCTGTATCGTACATGACACCAATCTTGTACTCCTGACCCTTTGCGACATCGCAACCAACTTCAAGGTCAAAACGAGTCTCAATCTTACCAGTCTTAACATTAGTACCAGTGCAAGAAGTAAGACCACCACGAGTCCAAGTAGCAATGGGGCTATCCATACCGGCAGGAATTACAAAACCAAGACCAGCAGGAAGCATAGTCTTGAAGTTGTCGCCAGCAGCGTTCAGTTCAGCAAGGTTGTAGGGGTTAGGCATCTCGGCAAGAATAGCACCGTGATAAGCAGAAAGCGCACCATTGGCAGCAATTTCATTCATAGCCTTTTCAGAGATACCAAGAATATCTTTACTATTCAGAGTAGCCTGATAACCAGCCCAATCATTGAACTGCGAAATAAGAGAATAGTCACCAATAACGGTGGGTTTACCGAATCTACGAACATTGTTGATAAGAGCATCAACGGAAGCCTTCTGCAAATTAGCAGATTCAACGCCGTACTTAACACCAGTAGCATTGTCAATAGCATCGTAAACTTTCTTCACAATAGCAGCCAAAGCACGATTGCGAATGTCGGTCTTAACACGAGCCATACCCTCGTTTTCCTTGCTCATATCTCCAAGGGCAACTCTACGGTAGTCAACAGCATAGCCACCGGAAACGGTGAATGTAGGAACAGGGTAAACTTCCTTGGTGATAGCGGGGAACACAACGTCTCCGCCAGCAGCCTGAATACGGGAGTTCTCGCCACCGTAATTGTAAACTTCACGCTCGATAGTCTCATCATAGCCAACATTCTTATAAGAACCAAAGATGTTAAGCAGCTTGATTTCCTCCAGCATAGGAGTCTCAATAACAAATCTGCGGAGTGTATTTAACTCGGAAATAGCAACATAGTCGCCGTTCTCGGCACGATTGCCAAGGTCTTTAATGTAAGCAACGGCTTTGTCAGCCTTTGCGCCGAACTTATCAAGGCTCTCACCATTTACCATAGCAGAGAAAACTTCGACAATAGGTGAACCCTTGTGGAACTTACCAGTGAACACATCGGCATCCTTGCGAAGATTGTTCAGTTCATAAGTAGTATTCATATTATATTAACCATCCTTTCTTAAATATCAAATATTATTAACCAGAAATAGGCGGAGTGTAAACAGTATCTTTATCAGCAACGATAACTTTGATAACCACTGCTTTCTCGGTCAGTCTGCACTTTTCAGTAACCTTGAAGTACACACCAGAGGCAGGAGCAGCCTGGGCAACAGCAAGTTTGCCATTCTCATTAACGGTCATAAGAGTAGTGCCAGCAGTAATATCGTCATAATCAGCACCTTCAGCATAAGCAATGTGCTTTTCATCGGCAACAAGTTCAAGCCCAGCAAGAGACTTCACAAGATAACCATTCAGATATTCACCCTTTGCGAAAACAACGCCCTCTCTATAAGCGTCATCGCCAACAAGGGTATTAGTTACAAGATAAACATCGCCATCAGCATCGGCAATAAAAGTGTAATTTACCACATCAGCAGTAGATTTCAGAACGGGATTAACAATAACCTTGTCAATTCCACCGATAGTACGAACCTTAATCATAGTATTATTTCATCCTTTCTTTATATTAAAAAATATTTTCGTCCTCTGCATTAGCAGCGGGTTTAGTTTCAACAGCACTAAAAATGTCAACAATATCGTCTTTCTTTGCAGCATTGGTCTCGACAACAGCAGTTTCCTTTGCTTTCTTGCCAATGCCAATCAAAATCTTATCAACAACGGAGTTGACTTCGTTAGCAATGGGGTCTGCATTAAAGGCATCAATTTCAGCCTGTGCAAAAGCCTTTTCCTCATCAGTATAATCTGCAATAGCAGCATTTAACTCACCAATGCGCTCTTTTGCTCTGGCTTCACCAAGAGCCTTTTCAAGTGCCTGTTTTTCTTCCCAAAGAGCATCCCATTTCTTATTTAATTCATCCCATTCAACCTGTAAATCATCAAGAGCCTTCTGAATCTTTTCTGAATTGGCAATAGCTTCATTCTTCTCGGCAGTCAAATTCTCAACAGTCTTGTTTAATTCAGAAATCTCTTTATCGCAATCAGCTTTGCACTGATTGATTTCTGCGGTCTGATTTGTATATGCAGAAACAGTCTGTTCAATGAGAGCCTTAATTTCAGTCTCGTTCATTGTATTCGTGTCCTCCTTATGTTCATTTAATTCAACTAACTTTGCTTGTTCATCGGCTGGCGTGATGCCAAGAAGTGCATAACCGCTATAATCAAATATCTGCGGAATACGACCTTCTTCGACATATCCATATTTATAGACAATGCCTTCATTATCGTCTTTTCTCATAATTTCAACACTACCATTTGGATATATGCCGTTGGCAATATTTTCATCAAGTTTTTGGCAAAAATTATGATAGCAAGAAGCATCTATCGTTCCAACGCCGACACAGGCAATAATTGTTTCTCCTTCTTCTGTTTCGATTTCTTCAATATAACCATCATCGAAAGTACCAATTACCACCGCATTTTCAAAGATAGGAATATCATCTTGAATATCAGTCATACCGTGACCGCACAATTCAGTTCTTTCATCATCAAGAAATTCACATCTCAAACTCATACCTTTGATAGATTCAAGCGCATTTTCGCAATATTCTTTTATCCAAGTAATACCGTTTGCATTGAATTTCGTACCAACTTTATTTTCTTCATCTATACAAGAATCCGGGTAAATTTCGTGAAGAATAACTTTGAATTGTCTGCGACCTTTTCTGTTTTTCTTTTGCGAAATCTCAAATGTTTTCATTTACACACCACCTTCCTTTCAAGCATTTTATATATAAAAACGGCAAAACCGTTTTTAACAAAAATAAGCAACTATTTTTGATTGCATAATAAAAACGCAACCAATACAAGTTGCGCTTAATTATCTGACGGACTCGGAATAGCGTTTCCGTTATTCGTCCTCGTCTGTATTGTACTTTCCGTAGGATTATCAGTCTCCGGTCTGCCAGCACCATTATTCTGATTCTTACCGGAGATAGTAAAACTTGTCAAATGCGGTTTATACTTATCGTAAATACCACTTTCGATTTCTTGGTCAAGTAAAGCGAAATAGACATCCGGCGAAATACCGCAAGCAGCAATCCACGCAGAAAGGCTACCGCTTCCTTGTAAATACAAATCTTTATAGTAAGTAACCTTCTTACCTTGATTTACATTGGTTATAGGTAAGTATTTACATTCAACATAATTATTTTCATCTCTTATGATGCAATGGTTTATACACTTATTTAATTCAGAAGATATTTGTTCAATCCACTCAAATAATTCTCCGGACATAAGTTCAAGGTTATTCTCTTGTGAAGAATAACTTCCGCTCGAAGAACCATTCAACAGCGAACTTGCAATACCCATACCAAGAGCAATCTTATCGTTTAAGTTTGACTCATACTTATCATCAAAAATATCAGTATTACTTGCATCAATAGTATCAATTTTAGTTCCTGCGGAAACGGAAAAGAAAGATACTCCGCCTCTATTATTTTTATTGAAAACGGCATTTTTTACAGTATCATGTTGTGATTGCTGTTGCTGTTTTGTAAGTGCAGAACTACCTTTTTCTTTACCCTCTGGGAATGTCTCATATATAATTTTATTATTTATTTCATCAAGAACATTTCTTTTTGTTTGAGTAAAATAATCGCCATATAAAATATCATTGATTGCAGCAAGAACAAGAGGTCTGCCATATTTCTCATCTCGGTTAGAGCGTATCTTATGCACAATCGTT